ATTTTATCTCACTTTCGCAGATAAAAGACAAGATTTTATTATTGAAAAACTTAATGATGATGCGATTGCTAATGTTCTCCGTGAAGTCATCAACCAACTCCAACAAAGTCCTGGTGTGATTATGTGTCCTGATGTGTTAGAATTGTGTGAGGAACTGGAGGCACTATGAGTGAAGGCACTATGAGTGAAGAACAAATCCTAAAACTTGTGAAAGAACATTTTGAAGAAGATTGGGATGAGAATGATGGTTGGGAGTATTCTGGAAACTTTGATGCCTTTGTGAAGTTTGCCCAAGAAATCTATGATAAGGCTTATGATGATGGTTGCTTCGACAATTATTGAGGACACTTGAAGAACTGGCACAGTGGATGCTCTGGGTGCCTCTGTGGGTGTTATAATACTTTCATACACACAGACACCTGAAATGACTAATCTTCTTCAAAACTATACTCTTGAAGATTTCGTCAAATGTCGTAATCAAAAAGAGTGGGTTTGTGATAATTGTATGAAATGTGGTGATAGAGATTGTTGCTCTGGAAATCACATAATGTTTAGAGTTCCTAAAACTGATGATTGTCTTTGTTCTATTTGTATGAGTGGATTGAAATGAAACCCTTTATCTTTATCTTCATCACAGGAAGACTATGAAACAACTACCTGATAAAAAAGAACTGGATAATATGTGGTCGGTCGCCACATCAACCAGTATTGAAACTGGCACAAGACCTCATCACGGGTTCGCAGACCTGTTGTATGATTACCTCACAGACCGAACACTCAACAAATACGGAGTAAAACTGAACGATGAACGACCACATAAAGGTTGAAATACACCAACACACTCCTAGTTGTTTGGTGTATTATACCATTCAGGTTGGGAATTGGGTTTATGATGGTGATGCTTTGGATGTTCCAAGTGCTCTCAAACTTATAAATCACAATCTCAAATGGGATTTGGAACGCTATGAAGATGAAATGGAGGATGAAGAATGAATAACTCAACTGATAAAGTAACCCGTGTAGAGGTTATAGACCAAGATGGAAGGTCTTATGTGAATTGGGACGACAACAATAAGGTAGAGTTGTCCTTTCAAGATGACGGAAGAACTCTCAAAGTTTTTATTAGTAATCGGGAGAAAGCACTTCAAGAACTTGAAAAAACTGGAATTACTTCCTATAATGGAACTTTTCTTATGACTGAATTTTGATAAATTATGAATCTCACATACAGACAACTTATTCTACTCACAGTTTCTCTAACTCATTTTTATGATGAGGTTGCTAAAACTTCAACACCAGAAATGAAACAAGAACTAATGGAACTCTCAAAGATTGTTCAGGATGCTGCTATGGAGGCACAGTGAGTAGATTTCAAGAAAACCCTGATGAGATTGTCCTTGAAGACATTCAAATGTTTCACCTGGAAAGTATGAATGAACGCACTCTCTGGTGTGGTGTTTATGGTAAGGATGGTAAAATCTACCACTTGAATATTTCTGCGGATGATGATAAATTGAGATACTACTGGAGTGATGAAACCCCGTGACCTGGAAAGAATACTGGCAAATGACCAAATGGGAATGGTTCCGTGAGGGATTTTTTCATATTAGGTATATTCTAGATTGTTATGAGACTGTTGAACACTTTCCTGATGATTTCTGGGAGGCACTCAGTTGGGGTTGGTGTTGCGAATACATCTATCCTTATGATGACCCATACAATCTAACCATCAGTCCAGAACGCAGGTTGAGATTAGCACAAGAACTTCCAAAGATTAATTTATCAGTAGAAGATTATGATGCTCTTGTAGAAAAAATAAATCAACCACCAGATCCTGAAGTAGTAGAAGCAATTAAGAAAGTTATGAATAAAAAAGCACCTTGGGATGATTGATTATGAATAAACTTGATTATTATCGTGCTGTATTACTTGGAGTAGTGATTGGTATGGCATTTCTTTCATTCTTTTATGTTTTTACAAGCGAAGATAAGGCAGAAACAAAACCAAAATCAAACTTTGAAATTGTAGATAACTACAAGGGTTGTGATGTGGTAAGATGGAATAATGGTATGCTTGCTGAATATAAGTATTTCTTGGATTGTAAAAATGAGAGATGAAATCAAACTCCTGATTGTCTTTTTGGTTTTAATTCTTTTAGATCTATCCTTAGCAGGATTGTTTATTCTTAAGGCACATCCCAACTTTAGTGAATGGTATTCACACTTGAAATAACTAAATATCAAAACGTTGAAAATGAAAAATAATGAGACTTGACGTAGATATAAAAAAAGTTGCAAAAACTGATTTAAGTATCAAATTAAAGAAAGTTATATGTAAATATGATGAAGAATGGAACCAATGGATGCTGAGACAGGAAACTTTTTTTCAACACAGAAATACTAAAAGTTTTCCTCTTTTTTGGCCTGATGAAAATAATGTTCAAAATAATGTTTTAAACATTTTAAAGAAAAACAAAAATTCAATTGTTTGGGATATTGTAGAAAATGAATTTAGTTTGTTATCTCAAAAATATGATGGGATAATTGTTAGGGCTATGTTTGCCAATTTACTAAAAGGAAAATCTATAGATCCTCATGTAGATGGTGGATTTTTGTTGGAGAATTGTCATAGATTACATTTGCCAATTATAACAAATAAAAATATTGATTTTATAATTGAAAATACTTCACACTATCTAAGAGAAGGAATTTGGTATGAATTTAATAATGTTAAAGTTCATTCTGTTCACAACAAATCTGATTTTGATAGAATTCATTTGATGGTTGATATTATTCCAAATTCAATATTAAATCAATATGGAATAAAAATAAATTATACATGACATGTTAATAGGAAATAAAGAATATGATGATGTTTTATTTGTCCATGTTCCAAAAACAGGTGGAACATCAGTAAGACATTTTTTAAGTGTCAATGGATTGAATAATTTTAATAGAGGAAACTTTTTTGGACATGATCCTTATTTTTTCTTAGAGAAGAATAATGTCATCAATAATGTGTTTTCTTTTTCTATTGTCAGAAATCCATATTCAAGAGCATACAGTTATTACAGACATTTCAATTATCAAAATCAATTAAATGTTTCTTTTGAGCAATTTTTAGAGTTTGTGCGAGATAAAGTATTCTTTCCAAAAACTCCAATGATTATGTTTCCACAAACTTTTTATTTGTTTGATTCAAATAATCAAATGTCTTTAAATAAAGTATATAAATTTGAAAATATTGAAGATTTTGAATGTGACTTTGGTATGAAACTACCACACCTAAGAAAGGGAAATTACAATAAAATTAATTATTATAAAGATTATACAGAAAAGACAATTTCATTGGTAAAGAAAATATACAAAGATGATTTTAGAATCTTAAACTATTCAAATGTTTTTTCGTAGTTTTGGTGAAAGGGTTGGGACAGTTGACAAGGTGGCACAGCGTTCCCCCAAAATCAACATCAGTGTGCTATGATTACTTTGTAATCAATAAAACACATGGCAACACGTTCTCGTATTGGACTTGAACTTTCTAATGGTTCTGTTCTTTCTGTTTATCACCATTGGGATGGTTATCCTGAATGGTTGGGTCGTATTCTTAATACTCACTACAATACCAAAGATAAAGTTTCTGAACTGATTGATGGTGGTGATATGTCTACCTGTTGGACTACTGATCGTTGGGATACTAAACTTAATGAAGAGTATGGTCCTGAATACTATTCTCAACGTGGTGAAGATTGCCCTCCTAAACTTCATACTAATCTTCAAGAGTATTTGAATAGTGGTGAAGAGTATGCCTATCTGTTCACTCAAGGTGAATGGGTTTGTTATAATCGTCATCAGTTTGAGGATGATAAAGAACCTGAACTTGTTGAGATTCCTTCTGCTAAACTTCATGTATGACTAAAGTAAAACGTAAAATGGTAAATGTTGAACCTATTTCTAATAAAGCAAAGAATAGGTTTGCAAACATGATGGACAAACTGCATGGTTGTCATGTAGAACAAGAAACTGATAATCAAATGTTTCTTGCATCCATCAATAAGAAATACTTTTTCTGGATTGATAAAGTAAATGATCCTCACTGGAGTATTATGAAATGACTGAAGATTTTGTGAGATTGAATCTTGATGAATTAGAAGCACTGAAAGGTTCTCTACAACTGCTCTCCAAAAAAGAACAGAAACTCATGGAGAGTTCTGGTAAAGTATCCCTCAATGCTCTGTATAACAAACTTCAGAGCACTGTGGAGCACATCAATAGGACAGTTTGACAAGTGGCACAGTGTTTCCCCATTGTGCCCCTTTCTGTGCTATCATACTTGTATGAATGAAAAACAAATGAACTTTACAACTTCCAACCTTTCTAAGATTAAACCCAAACTTCGCACTACTGGTAGGGTATCTGGGAACTTTGGACACAATAAAGTGAAAGCAGGTTCACCATTGCAAGGTCTTGGTGTAACTAAAACTAAAGTTGTGAACATTACAACTCAAGATGCTTATCTGAATAAAATGTATCAGGTGTGGGATACTGCAACTGATGACAAGATGAAACAGTTTGCTTATACTGAAATTCGCAAAATTTTGATTCAAAGAGGTATGTGGACAGTGGTGAAACTGTCCACTACTCCTTGACTTTTCCTTAATTATCTGTTATACTACTCAAGTAGTTAATCAAACAAATGCCTAACACTTACAATTTTAATGGTGATGCTGTTACCTTCCTTGGTATGGTTGGTGTTGTTAGCACTCTTATCATCCTCATTACTGTATTTCGTCGTTATTATAACAGTCCTTTCAACAAATGAACTATCCAAAATCTATTCAAGAATACGAAAAGGATCTAAAAGAAGCAAAGAAAAAGTATGATAAACTTTGCAAACAACTGAGGAAATGTAAGAGTTCTTATCAGTATGAAATGTTGAGTGAAGATGTAGAAGATTGTAGGCAAGATGTGATTGAACTACAAATTATCATCACTGAACTACGCAATAAAAAGAAACTTGCTGAACTTGAAGTTAATTAAGGACACTTGATAAACTGGCACACAACCACTTGATTTTTCTGTGATTGTGTGCTATCATACATGTATGAACAAAATTGAAATGCAAGTCCAACAACTGAATAAAGAACTAATGCAGGAATGGTTCGAAAATAGTTGTGAAGTGTGGGCAAATCATTATAGTTTTCTGTTAAATCTTCCTTGGAACACTGAAGCAGATAAAATGTGGTACAGGGAACAACTTAACATGAACAAGATTTATGATGTTTAGTATTATGTGGAAAGCAGTTTTTCTGTGTGGGATTCTAATTGTAGGTGATCCCTTTGTTACACTCAAGGCACAAGTGCCAGTTTCCAAAGTGGCACACTGTTGCCCCCAAACCTGAGATTCTGTGCTATGATGTATTACATCAACAGTTGAGGAACCATGATTGACACTTGTAAATTGCATGATGATTTAGAAGATTTTGCACATTATCTTGGTGTTGATTATGAGGATTATTATCAACTCATTTATCATCTTCCAGATGAGGATGAGTCTGAAGTAGAACTCACAACTGTATAATTATGGGAATGTGTTTGCCCTAAAGTTACACATTTGTCCCTTTATTCATTTTTTTTATTATGTCTACCAAACTCATGTCTCTTGCTGCTGAACTTGCTGACACTAATGTTGCTGCTGCTCAACTGATTGTGAGTCTGCAAAATGCACAAAATGGTGCAGAACTTGCTGAAGCACTTGATGCTTATGACAGTGCAGTTCTCGATAGTGCAACTGAACCTGTTGCTGCTTGATGAATAAATAGGGGCAATAAATGCCCCTTCTTTTTTATTATTTTTTTAGAACAATGACTCCCAACTGGATACACAATTCTGGTAAGAAAAAGAACCCCAAAGGTGTATCCAAGGGGCGTATTAAAGCACGTAAACAAGTGCTCAAACATCTGAAGGAAAAGTATAATTTAGTCAAATGATTCACCAACATACTCTACAAACATCAGCAGCATTTGATAGAATCAATGATGCTCTGATTGGTGATACAAATGATAGTTTAAGTGAACTAATTGAAGAACTTGAGCATTTGTTATACAAAGCAAAAGAAATTAAAAATACAATGGCAGCAATGTCTGATGGTTCTGATTATAATTCTTTAACATACTGTGACATTCCAAATAGGTTTTGATGTGCCAGTTGATGAAGTGGCACACGACCCCTTGATTTTTGCCTGATTCTGTGCTATCATACATTTATGATGAAAAATACCACTCTGACAACTGAAAAAGTTATTGACAAGATTGAGCAGTTCTGTAATGTTCTGCGCACCAATTATCAATCTTTTGCTATTGCAAGGCATAGACAATACATTGACAAAGGTGAAAATGTAGATTGGCACAAAGAGCAAATTGATGAACTGTGCATGGGTATTGGTGTAGATGATTACATCTATGTGAAGGGTAGAAAGTATGCTAAGATTGTGCATCTTGCTGGTCTTTCTAAACAACGCAGTGCTCATGCTTTTGTTGATTTGAATACTGGTGATGTCTACAAATCTGCATCCTGGAGTGCACCTGCCAAAGGTGTGAGGTATAATCTCCTGGATGAAAAGTCCTGTGAAGAAATGTATAAGCGTGCTGACTGGGCAGGAGGTTATCTCTACAAATGAAAATCAATTACTTTTTGTTTTGTATTCTGTGCATGATGTTGCTTAACTTTATTCATGCAAATGCTGACAAACAAATGAAACAAGATACTCAAAAAGTTCATCAAATGGGTTATACCATGTGACACTTATAGAACTGTCCACCATCCCTTGACTTTTACACTATTCTGTGCTATCATACTTGTATGAAAAATCAAATGACACAAACTTGGTCTCAATTCCTTACTGTTGGAATTAGTGATTTCAAACCTGTTATTATTGACTGGAACAGTGAAGGAAGTTATAAAAATACTTCTCCTGCAAATGCACTGAAAAAACATAAGGAAATGTATCCTAGTCAGTCAATCAAAGTTGTATCTGTGTGACACTTGTAGAACTGTCCACTTATGCTTGACTTTTTAGTGAATCTGTGGTATCATACATGTATGAAAGATAAGTTTATGCACGAATCAAGTTTAGATTTGTTCTGCCAACATGCAGATGAACAAATTGCTGATGACTTTGCTATGGAAATTGAAGCAAAAGCAGCAGAATTAGAAATAACTGTAGATTATTACATGATGGAGTTTATGTGATGGCAAACAAACAACTAACTAACAAACAACTCATCAAAAAACTACAAAATGCTTATCAAACATGTTCTGATTGTGGTGATAAGTATGGTGTCTATTCTGTAGGATGTTCTTCTATCTGGGAGGGCAAATGTGATGTCTGTGGTGAAATTAAAAATGTCACAGAAGCACGTGATTATGCCTACTTTATCACTGGAATTCGCAAACTCAAACTAAATCAAAATCCCTAATTTATGCAAACTAAAGTTAAGTTCAACCATCTCAATCTGCCTGCTCTTGCAGACATTCCCACTGAAACTGTGGATGGTTCTCGTCGTTATGTGGTGAATGGCAAACTGTTGCCTTCAGTGACAACAGTTACTTCCTATCAGAACAGGAAATCTATTGCAGAATGGCGTGAACGTGTTGGTGAAGATGTTGCCAATAAAATTAGTCAATTTGCCTCAATTAATGGCACTAAGTTTCACAAACTTGTGGAAGATTATGTGAATAATGTAGAGGTAGAGTATGATGAGGAAAAGTATGAGATTGCTCTCAAACTTTTTAGTCAATTTCAACCTTTGCTTGATGATGTAGATAACATTCATTATCAAGAATCTGCACTGTATTCTGAACAACTTGGAATCGCAGGTCGTGTAGATTGTATTGCAGAATACAATGGTAAATTGTCTATTATTGACTTCAAGAGTTCTTCTAAACCAAAGCATGAATCTCAAATCCAAAACTATTTTGTGCAAGAGACAGGTTATGCTATGATGTATGAAGAAATGTCTGGTCATAAAGTACAACAAATTGTGACCTTGATTTCTTGTCATTCAGGTGAAACACAAGTTTTTGTTAAGAACCCTGATGATTATGTTGATACTCTCAAGCAATACATTCAGGAGTACAATAACAAATGATGTATGAAGTTGAGGTACGTCCTGGTCCTGGAACTGAGTTCTTTCAGTATTACACAGAGACTGTGGAAGCACCTACATCACACGATGCAGTTTCTAGAGTTCAAAGAGCAAATCCTGGATGTATAGTTAGAACAACTCGTTCATGGAGTGAGTATGAAGATGATGACCATTCTTCCTCTGATGGAGGTGAAATTGGTGGTGCTGGTTTGTTAGCACTTGCAGCAGTAATTTTCCTGATTGCTGCATGGAAATACATCCTAATCATTGGTGGAATTGCTCTACTTATTTGGTTAGTGATTAAATACTCTCAGGAGTGAACTTTTTTGCTGCCCCATAAGCATTGTGGTGATGTAGCAGATTTGTAATCTGCTGAGGAGAGTTCGATTCTCTCATGGGGCTTTTACCACAAATGTATGGCATTTCAGTTATACTATGTGCCACTTGTTTTAGTGTCACAATACACTTGACAAATCCAGAAAAGTGTGCTATCATACATGTATGAAAAATCAAATTGCATCTGAAATCTTCCATTACACTACTTCTAGGTGGGATTGGCAAGATGGTAACGTAAATCAAATGTGGATTGAGGAAGTTAGTAATGGTGATGACATCTTCAAGTATGTTGCTGTTGCTCACAATCCTAGAAAGAATGTTAGTATGGTGATGAGCAATCCTCGCAGTCATTATGATACTCTGCTGTGGGTTCGTAAGTTCTGTGGTTCCTTCTCTATTCTTCCTGCTTGATTATGACTAAAACCATTCCAGTTGTTACTCAACATCATTGGGACACTCTTTATACCAAACTCTATGATGCTTATGAAGAATGTGTCAAAAATTGTGATGACACTTATAGACAAAAGATTGGCATAATTCTTGACCACATGATCTACAATCAACCCTACATTCACATCGTTAAATGAAAACTTTTATCATTGGTTTTGCTGTTGCAACTGTTGGGTTCAGTGGTGTTGCAAACATCTTGAACATTGCCACAAACATTGTGCAAACTCATGCACAGCAACTTAATGCACAATTAGAGCAACTTGAGCAGCAATAATTATACCATGTGCCACATGTATTAGTGGCACAATACACTTGACAAATCCTTGAATCTGTGCTATCATACTAGTATGCAAAAAACAAAATCCTTCTCCAAAGTTATCTACAACATCTCCAATCCTAAGTGTGTTGTATTTGATCTAGATGCCACTTTGTGTCATCATGGTTCACAATCTGGGTTTGATGAGTGTGATCAATTCCCTCCCATTGATGCTGTAGTTGAAGTTGCTAAACATGCCAAATCCATGGGATTTGATTTAGTAATTGCAACTGCACGTCCTGATGTGTATGCTGAGGGCACAGGGTATTGGTTACAAGAACATCTGCCTGAGTTTGATGCACTTTACATGAAAAATGCAGATGATGATGCAACTGGTTCTCAGTGTAAGGGTGAACAACTGCTAGACATTGAACGTTTCTGGAACATTCAATTCTGGGTGGATGATTCTCCATACAATGCACAAGTGATTAGGGATCATGCTGTAGACTGCATTCGTCCTTCTCATAATGATGCTTTCTGGGCAGATTATGGGGATCAGTGATGACATCTTCATGAGGCAATTCTTATTCTCAAGAACTCTCATGTTGATGTTAATACAAATGAACAACCAACTAATTGAATTAAATCAATGCAAGAATACTACCAAAACTTCTACAAAACTCTGGTTCTGAATGTTGCAACTATCTGTGCCATTGTGGTGGCAGTTGTGACATTTGCAATCAAAGCATTTAATGACAACAATGGTGCGGAAGTGCTGCGGAAGTTTACAATAATTGTTCTGGATAAAATTGATCTTTTGGTCATCAAATTGATGGACAAAATTGATACTGATGTGCCAGATGTAGAAGTGGCACAATAGTGCTTGATTTTTTCTGGATTCTGTGCTATCATACATGTATGAAAAATCAAACCACCACTGAGTTCCCAACTCTTCAATCCAAGGATGGCACCATGGTTGTGTCATTTTATCCTGTCAAAACGCCCTTTGGTGATGTATCTCAAAACTTTGTATTCAAGGTGCTTGAGTGGAAGGGAGTTGAGACAATCTCCAAGAAGTTCATTAACAAAGTTGAGCACAAAGTTCAACTGAAAGAGTATGAATCTTATGGTTATGTTGTTGTTAAGGACAACAGCAATCTTCCTCAACTTGGTAATCCTATGGCAGGTGCCTGCTGAATCATTATGAAACAACAAATGATCGAACAACTGAATAGAATTGTGAAAAATCTTGAGGACGCTGTGCAGGTCAATCTTTCTGCTCCTGAGATAGATGACCAGGGTTATGCGTATGCTGCTGGTTATAGCAGGTCTGCCATGAATGGTGCAATTCAAGACCTCAAATCCTTTCTTCAATACTATAACAACAAATGAACAAATCTGAAATCACTGATGCAATCTCCGCTGCATTTGGTAATCTTGCGGACCTAAGTGCGCAAGTTTATGATTATTGGATCTCTGAATTGTATGATCTAGATGATAACATGATCGAAGATAACTGGAATGTCCAAAATCTCAAATTGATGGAGGATGATGTAATGAACTTGTCGCTGGTGAATGAAGATGTTTGAGGAAATGTGGTCTGAGATTGAAGACATGCAAGGAGAAATCTTTGACATTGATGAGAACACTGGATGGACACTTTTCCCCAGTGAACAACCAATCTCAGAGACAGAAATTGATGCTATGATGGCACAATTCTGTCCAACTAAATGATACCATGTGCCAGTCCACAAACTGGCACACGACCCCTTGACTTTCTAGAGTTTTTGTGCTATCATACATGTATGAAAAATCAAACCATCCAAACCAAACCCCAATCCTACAATGGTTGGGCAAATTATGAAACCTGGAATGTATCACTCTGGATGCAAAACAACCAGTTTCTGTATAACACTGCTGTTGCATGTGTAGAGTATCATGAGTCAGTAGAAACTCCCTATCAAGATTTCATCAGGTGCATGACAAATTGTGATAGGTTCACCACTGATGATGGTGTTGCCTGGGATGATGAAAATGTCAACCATGATGAGATCAATGAGATGATGTTTGATTGTCACAAAGAGGAGCAAGTCTGATGATTATTAGATACACTTTTGACATTCATACGCAACAACCTGTGTATGCTGTTTGTGAGGCATCTACAGGCACCTGCCTGATGCTGACCACATCAATTACCACTGCAATCAATAAAATCAAATCCAACAAATGATGTATCAAATTACACAAATCACCTTTGATCTTGATCCTGGTGATGATAGCATCCCAGAGCACATTCAGGAGCAAGTTCAACAAGAATTGCAACAGGAATACATTGGAACAAATTGGGTTGTAGATGATGAAGATGATCTAGTTGAAGAGATTACATGTCAGTCTGGTTGGTGTATCAATTCCATTGATTATGAAGAGGTGAATGTACAAATGAAACCAAACAAAGTTTTCCAAATTGAGTT